ACCTGCTGTTTTACAGGAATAGAGGGTGTGCTGATAAGCGGATATTGAGACTCGCAAACAAAAGAACGAGGTGTATATACACCATCAAAATTATTGACCGGACAATAACTCAAATCAACGGCATCAAACGGCACGCTATCAATAGTCAGCGGTTTGGGCGCACCATTACCATACGTAGAACGCAAAAACCGAACGGTGTCTAAAGCGACGTTGTATATATATTGCTCATAAGTGGGCATTGGCTTAGAGGCACAATACGCCTTGGGCGCATATTGAGAATAATTTTTTAGATTTTTTGCTTTCTTTAGCTTCACGTAATCTCCAGAAGACATTATATATATTCGACCCATAAGATTTTCTCGACCCATAAGATTTTTCGACCCATAAAATCGTAAAGATGTGTAAATAATATAGAAAATTGAATACAACTATATTATAAAAATATAATCAACAACAAATTAATGGCTCACGCAAGCACCAATCTAACATTATGTATCCCCCGCGTCGACGCAGAGACCGACAAACAGCAGGTTTTCAATGTATTTAAGTCGCTCCGCATTGGATATATAGGACACATTAATGAAATCCCGCTTAAACACGACACAACTGGTAAGCGCATTGTAATTAAATTTAAAACGTGGGTTGAAAACGACCTCTCTAAACGCATACTGGAACGTTTAGACGCGGGTAAAGACATAAAAATTGTGTTCAAAGAACCCGGATATTGGCTCGTTTCCAAATGGAATACATCAATCAATTAGTCAAATTTTAAAACCTTGTCGTTCACCTCTATGGTGAATCCAAAACAAAGTATATTATACAACCACCATATTTGCCTACTCATCTTTGTGTTTATTTCTTGTTGGAAAACCCCATCAATAAATGAATATGTGTTTTTATATTTAGTTAGATCCGTTTTTAACTGCCCCTTCATTGTTTTGAGTGTAGTCAAACGTGTTTGCTCTTTTACGCGATAAAATCCACTAATGTTGAATTTGGGGTCTTTTTTTTTATTTTCGTCTTCGGCATCCCATTTGGCGTTTATATAACGCATCTCGTTAATCACTCCCTTCAACAATTTTATCAGGTTTTTGCGGTGTAATTCTACCGAATGGATGCTGGAAAAAATATTGATGCTGCTGATTTTCGGATACAAATACCGAAGATAATGGGGCAATAATATAATACTACTTTCGTCTTTTATTTCAGCGATTTTGTGGTCGGTTTTTTTCATTTGTATGAAAATCATTTTTTCCTTCTCGTGTCTGCTGCCGATAAACGCAATTTTGGAATAAAAATCGTCCATATCATCTTGGAGTTTCGAATACTTAGAGGCAATCAATTCATATTTAGTGGATGATGCCTCTAAGCGCAAACTAATAATTAGAATAATCAGGACCGTCAAAATCGCATTCAAATATGTTGTTATAATACTATGCGCCGTTTTACTGGTAAAAGGGGTTAACGCCGAAGCAGCAATGGAAATACATATAGATGGAACCCCCAAACTGTAGAGGCGAAGGTCCATTATGTTTTTAGCATCAATAAAAATGCGTTTCTGGAATTTCACATATACGGACAAAATATCAATTTCGTTTACCAATTCCTCGCCATTAGTATATTCGCGATTTAACTTGGCCTCTATTTCTTTACATGTGATTGCTTTGTAGTAAACCCGATTGTCCGGGCAATACACATCGCTTCCACTACCGCTATCACTTCCGCTGCCGATGTCGCTATTATCCGGCGACATTGTAATAGCACTGTGCCCATCAAAATCGTCCATTTGGACGACAGACAATTCTACATTCAGACGATTATCAAATTCCGCGTCTTCTGTGCTTACAATATTATTATAAATTTCGGAAGAAGACGAAGACGATGTTGATTCCATTATATATTTATAATATAAAATTGAACTGAGAATCCACCGAATAAGGGTATTTAAACAAAAATGTTATGTGAATTTGAAAAAGATAAAACCGAAGATAATGACTTGGAGGCGGCTATCCGCAAACGCATGCTGATGAACAAGCGATTGACCGCAATTAAAAAAGACAAGACCATTCCCAAACGCCATTATTTGATGACGTCACGATTCAACAACAAATCATTCAGCGAAATGCGCGAATATTGCCGCAATTCCAAATCCGCCAAAGTCGTATATGGGACCCCTAAAGAAATCGCAATGTATGTGCCGCGCGACGCGATCATGTTCATATTGGAAATGAACAACGATGAGAACCGTATTATGGGGGTGGGATTGGTAAAAAACAATCCGTATCCGAACAAACACGTAATTTATGAAGATGGAAACTGGAACCGCTATAATTTTATGGGAAAACATCGCATTGACCGTGATGAATTGTCGGAAGACGAAGAATGGATATTCAAGGCGCTGGATATAATCTGTTTTACAGGTAGCAGACACCAAAAGAGAAACCAAGGCATCACCATCTTTCCACCAGATATGATAGAGAGGTGTAAGAAACGCCTGGATTTGGTACAGTTTGTAGCAAATATGTTTAAATCGAGGATATAAGAGTTGTATTGTTTTTTACAAGAATAAATATATAATAATTATTGACGTATAGAATATATAATGTCTGACTTTGATTACAATGTTAGTAATTATACAGATGAAGAGTTGATAAATGAAATATTAGAATTGGACGATAATGTAACCGACCGTGTATTGGAAACCAAAATATTGAATGAAATACGTGATTCTGAAGATGATGAACGTATGCAAAAGTTTTTAGAAGATGTGTATGACCGTTTTTTCACACAAGACGATTATATACAAACTGAAATCAAAAATCCAGATGGAACGCCACGAACACAAGCGGTAGACCCTGTGTCTGAAGAATATAATATTATGATGAGACAACGAGCCGCCATAAAAGAAAATCGAATCCAAGACGTGGCTGATACAAATACAAACAAACCCAAGTATAATGTGAACCAAAATACAGACCGTACCCCCAACAGTGTAGGCATAATGGATTTTTCTGCGAATCTTAGTAGAACAGCAACACAAGATACATACAGCATAGACTATCCAAAAGGCAAAACCAACCCGATTGTGCGCCAAACAATGTTCAAAATGCTCTCAATAGACAGTCAGTTTCGCGATGACTATTATAACACGAGCGCAACCAGCTTCACAATGAATTTGTCGACACCCATAACCGATGTGATTTCGATGAAACTTTATTCGGTCCAAATACCATATACGTGGTACACAATTAATAATAATTTTGGAAGCAACTTTATTTTTTTGAAAGGAAACAGTCCAGGAATAAATAACGGCGACCATGATATACAGATAAAAATTCCATCGGGAAATTATGATGCAACATCATTAATGACGGCAATTAATAATCGAATCACAACACTGGCTTCAGGATATAGCACAAGTTCCGCAGACCCATACGATTACAGAGATTTGTCTTTTGGACAAACCCGTGTGGTTTATGATACAACCACCGTAAAAACTAGATTTGAAATTGATTTGGAAAAGGTATACAATGAGTCTGATTACCAAATGTCGTTTCCATATTATACGAGTCCACAAGATTTATCGAATAACGTGAAATCCATACCCGGATTTCTTGGATTTAATAACCAAACATACGATTTGTTTAAAGTATATTCGGATTTGCGTGTTGTTAATACACAAGGTCAGCAGTTCAACGTAGATGTGTCAAACTCGTATTTTGATATTATAAAATATCAAGGTCCAAATGCTTATACAAATAGTTCAACGGTCATAGAAACATATCGAATTGATATTAGTGGAGCTATATCATTTGAAAAAAGTTATTTAAGCATAGAACTATTATCATATTTCAATACAGCACTTCAAAAAAGTCCTTACATAGACACACTTAATTCTAGTTTCACAAACGTAACAATAACAGACCCAAGTAATATTAATAATACAAATTCACACTACGAAATAAAAATTAAACTGAATAAGAAAACTACGCAAAATGTTGAAAACAGTAAAATAATAGTGAGGTTTCCATTTGAAACCCAAGCAGGTGCGCATATTTGGACTGGAATCAACTCGTGTTTCAAATTTTTAACAGAAATAAATGAAATATGCGAAATAACAACCGAGACGCCCACACTGTTAACAAATTATACGATTTATAACGACGCAAGAATTTTGGTTGAATGTACAAAACAATATTATGATGTTAGCGAAAATACAAGAATAGCAACACTATTACCATCTCCAGCCGAAGGATATTTACAAAATGCCTATATTAATGCCGTAAGTAATGCTTTGATAGCAATGAATGCGACTACCATAATTGATTTTTACAAACCAACTGGAGAATTCAATGCTACAAATACGTATTTTGATATTTTGAATTCTAGAACGCATTTTCAGTTTGATATAAATAGAGTTTTTGACCAAACATCATATATTATTGATTTATCTGACTCTATATTGAGCAAAAATCCTTTCTTTTTTAACAGCAAAATAGACGATTTATCGTCATCGTCGTTTACAATTAGCAAACAAATTACTGGAGTAAATGGATATTTAATCGACAACTCAAACAACAAAATACGAATATATCCCAAAAGTAGCAGTAATGGTTACACCAATTATGGAAATCAAAATGTACCCGCACTTGATAGTACAATACCAAATGGATTATATGACACAATCCAAAACTTAATTGACGCTTTTAATTACAGTTTTGGTGTTGTTACAGATAACGATGTAGATAAAATACTAGGTGCTTGTCGTTTTTCATGCAATATTACACAAACTGGTCTTATTGATGTATCATTGAACTTTCAAATACAAAAAGTGTTAACTGAAAAAGATTATAAGGTTACATTTGTAGATCCAAGTGGGTCTTGGGCAAGAAATTTATTCATGACAGATGCGTCATACCACTTGGGAAAGTATATAAATAATGATATGAATCACGCAAACATATTTGGTTCCGACAATTTTTATGCAAACGAGATTTTAATAACTAATAATAATAATAAAATCAAGTTTACTCCGTATACGAATGGAGTTGCCGATAACACTGGTGCAAATGATATATATATTACTATAACTCCATCTTCTATTAAGTACTCACGACAAGGATTAATTGATCAACTTAATATACAAGTTGCTTTAACAAAGGATCCGCAAAACTCAACTGTGAATATTTTACAAGGCACAACTTTCGAATTAATCACAAATGGAAACAAACAATACACAAAGATGCGACTCAACATAAAAAAAACGTTTTCAACACAAGATTATAAAATGGTAATTTATGATGCTGAGAGTTTTGTATATTGTAATGTGGGTGTGACCAATTCCTTAAATATACGCAATTCTACATTTGACTCTACATTGGGCTGGTTGCTTGGATTCCATTCTTTCACCGAATACGATTTGATAGATTTTACCTCTATTAATTCGGAAACGGAAAAGCAAAATAATAATTATTCGAATAATGTGTATTCAGGTAATGAATTTTCATATTCATATGATAGCGTCAATAAAAAAATTGCCGTTATAGGTGATGCGATTTTGAACACTAATTTGTATAATTATTTCCTCGTCGTATTGGACGACTTTGTCCAAAGTCACGTGAGTGATGGACTCATTACTGTTACGTCTTCCGAGAAGGATGTTGCGCTTCCGTCTTACGCAATGCGCGCTCAGTATATATGTGAACCAATTCCTGGAAGTGCACTTACACGCAAGGTTGCTGTGTCTGGTACAAGCAAATTGAATACAAATCTAACTGCAAAACAGCTGTATGCTATGAATCAACTTTATGAAACCCGACAAACTAGGAACCGTAGTTATTCGGCAGGACCTTCACTGAAAGATGTTTTCGCAATTGTCCCTCTCAAATTGTCGGGGACACCTGGCGGTACCTATGTTGAATTTGGCGGTACTCTCCAGAACCAAGACCGCAAATACTTCGGTCCTGTGCGTATCCAGAAATTGTCTATTAAACTGATGAATGATAAGGGCGATATCGTCGATTTAAATGGTGCCGATTGGTCAATCACCATAGTGTGTGAAATTATGACGGGTGAAACACCAAAGAAATCGTCATAAATGTGTATATACCGATGAAGATTTAGAGCAACGCACAAACACCAAATATGTAAAAGAATATAAACAAATATCAAGTATATATTTATTTATAACCAAATGTCTTTCATTAAAAATATATTTAATATATTTTCCAAACCTGATTTGGAAAAACCGTCAATTGGATTAACAACCACCGACAATGGTGCAGTGTCTCTACAATCATCGGGCAATGATTTATTGAATTTGTTTGTTGCGACTGTGCGCGGATTAGACGACGAGCGTTTGGGCGATTTGATGGATAAATCGGTCAATGAAAGTTTGTTTTACACGTTGAAAATTGTCGCATATGTTCGTGATATTCGTGGTGGAAAGGGTGAACGAGACCTTGGTCGTAAGATGATGGAATGGTTATTAGAGAACGACGAACGTCAACTTTATGCAAATATGAAGGCATATATTTCCGAATACGGTAGATGGGATGATGGGGTCTATTTGCGAAAATCGATTGCGCGAAAACATTATATTGAGTTGTTGGCGAACCAATTGCGAGACGACATTGTAAATATGGTCAATATGAAATCGGTGTCACTTGCAGCAAAATGGGTGCCTTCCGAGTCTAGTGTTATCAATAAAAAGACGGGAATTTTGTTCTCTCTCGCCAAAAATATGGGTCTTTCACCAGCGGTTTTGCGCAAAACGTATATTTCGCCTCTCAGAAAATACATTGACGTATTGGAGCGCAAAATGTGCGCCAAAGAATGGAACAAGGTTGATTATGAGAAGGTGCCTTCTGTAGCAATGTTAAAGCATGGAAGACCCGAACGTGCTTTTCAGCGGAATGACCCTGATCGGTTTAAAGAGTATAAGAAAAAACTTGTGTCGGGCAAGGCAAAAATCAATGCACAAATACTTTTTCCGCACGACGTAGTTTCACAATATTTGATGGCGGATGAATCGAACCCCATTATGGAGAGTCAGTGGAAAGAAATGGTTGAAAAAATGAGAGAACTTGGGTCTTTAGACAATGTTTTGGTGTTGTCGGATGTCTCAAGCTCAATGGAAGGAACCCCCATGTTGATTTCATACACGATGGGTCTCTTGATTTCATCGCTGAATAAGAGTGAGTTGTTTCGAAACCAGATTCTAACATTTGAGTCGATTCCGCAATTTGTGAACGTGGAGGGGGAAACCTTATTTGACCGTCTTGCGAAAATCAAGGCGGCGCCGTGGGGTGGGTCTACAAACATTTGCGCGGCATTCGAATTGATTTTGGAAAAGGTGAAGGGGACCAATGCGACAATGCCGGATAAGATTATTATTGTGAGTGATATGTAGTTCAATAAAGCAGATAGCGAATATACGACAAATTATGAGAGTATTCGCATGCAATTTGAGGAAGCTGGATACAAGATTCCGCATATTGTGTTCTGGAATGTAGATGGGTGTTCAAAGGATTTCCAAGTTGAAAGTGATGCGCCGAATGTTTCGATGATTTCGGGATTTTCGACAGATATTTTGAAATGCGTCTTAGAGGCGAGAAATCCGACACCATACGATACAATGATGGCGGCTCTTAATGACCCGAGGTATGATTTGATTCGATGTGTGGTGTAACCCGCTTTATCACTTTAGATATAATTTTTACACTTAATTGATATAATATCAACGTCTTTTTATGCGACAACTTATAGGTAAAAATGAGGTTTACAATTTGTTTTGTAAACGCAAAAACGTGTAAACATACAATTTGAAAGGTTACGTGTTTATAAAGAAATGATTTGTATCTATGTGTATAATATATTATTATTACAAATGTCCATTGTTGCTTTAAAACGAAAAACAGAGGCCCGTTATAAAAATATGAGCGTAGGACAAAAACAATTTTCCATTAACGGCACCACTCGAAATCAAGGCTATATTGGCCAAACATCGTTGTCTAGGTCCCTTACACATACCCCTCACAAAGGCCCTACAGCAAAAGGCAGTGGTGGATGTTGTAGCAAATACGAGAGTTCAGTGAATATTCCCGCTTCAGAAATATGTTGTTTAGAGGATAATACCGTTGTTAAAAGCTCGGTTCTCAGCACACGCGGTATGTTGGCGACAAAACATAGATGGATAACGCGCCCGTATCCCCACGCATCCACAAAACCCGATTACAATAGAAATATCAATGATCAAGGTGACTATGTTACACGGTTGGTAAAAAAGACAGTTACCAATATCCAAAAAATTGACGAAGACGGTAATTTAGTGTGCCCGCAAG